GACATCCGCTTCGACGCTCCAGAGAAAGTCGCAGCCCCAGCGACGAGCAGCGTCGAATCCTGTAGACTGAAGAGAAGCGATAAGTATCTGTCTATCCTTCTTATAGTGTTCTCCGCTCTCCTCCATCTCGATCGCGATAATCTCGCGATCTTCGAAGTCTGCAGCCATTTTATCGACTAGACTCTTACTAGACTTATCCGTTACGACGATCAGTCTATGCTCGAACTCTGAGATCTCGTTATCGATAGCCGTCCTAGTTCTGCGCAGACAGACTTCGAGCGGATCGAGATAGGACTTTGTAGCGACTATGACAGTAGCGATCTTCATTATATCTATAAAGATAGGATGTTCGCTCCTGTCAAATCTGCGCTAGTAATACGGACCGTAGTAATAGCTGCTCGAGTAATAGTAGTAGTCACCTCGAATCTGATTCCTGTCGTAGATTTGAGCATCTCTCGATACTATTAGGAAGCTACTTCCAGGATTAAATATAACGCTCTGCGCTGGTAGAGAGATAGTTTTTACTGTATCTGTCCCTGTTACTATATCTCCGATAGCCTGCGTAATAAGAGAGGAGTCGCTAGAGCCGAAAGCATGAAAGGAGTAAGGAGGACCCCCTGTCGCGTATTCAAAAAGACCAGTTTCATCCGTAAACTTTTGACCTCCTAAAATATAGGTAGGTCGCCTAAAAACACCCTCGAAAAAAGAATCTTTTAGAACTGTCCTCTGTCCTTCCGCATATACTGCTCCTAATCCAGGTTTAACTATTCCGAAAAGCTCCGAGGAGAAAGACTGAGTGTTTAGACTAGATCCTGCTGTCCCAGTTTTGGTGGTCGAATATATCCCAGTCGATGAGAATCGAATTATAGACGATCCGATTCCTTCGTCGCTGTAGCTATACTGCATCGAGTCGATCGAGCTTACGATGTCGCCGTATCTCTCATGCGGGAAATATGTTAGATATCGATTAAGTTTTAGCTCTAATCCTAGAGCTAGTCCTGCGCTGTAAGTATAGCTATTAGACTCTGCTGTGTTCCCTGTTATATTAATCGTAGCAGCAGGAGTAGTATAAGTAGTCGAAGTAATTACTTCGTCTGCTATCGTCATCGATCTAGTGCTACGAACTGCTCCCGATACGTCGCTCGACTTTTCATACTGAACTCCTCCCTGCCGACCCTTGTCGAGAGTTATTATTTTATTCGAAATATTTATAGAAGTAATAAAGCCTGTATCTGTCGCGCTCTGCGCTTTCCTTTGTGAAGTTCCGATTGTTTCTTTCTCAGTTATTCTAGACTGAAATTCTGTATTCTGATCTCCGACATAAAAGTAAGTCTCGTATGTAGTATCCGAGAAGATATTCGATAGCCAAGTAAAAGTAGAGAATCCATCTATCCCTGCGTAGCTCCTAGATCTGTTAAATGTAATAGTAGTGTATCCAGAGAAAACTGTAGACTTAGCATTACCGAAACTCGATGTCGTAGAATAGTAACTCTCTCCTGGAGAGGTTACTTCCTCTACATATACGTCAGGGGCAGTTATATCGGTAAAGACTTTCGCAGAACTTGTAAGACGACCGAAGTCTACAGTCTCCGTTAATTCGCTAGAAGTAGTCGTTAAAATACTTAATACTGAGGTCGTCGAAGTTAATGTATTAACTACATCGTCTGACTCAAAAGTCGCTTTCCATGTCGTCAAAGTTGCAGTCTGTGAATCTCCTTGGTAGTAGTGTCTCGATACTGTATTAAAGTCAGTAGGCTGCGATACTAAAGGAGCGGAGAAAGTAGATCCGTAAGTCGCTCCTGTTATAACTCCGTTATCGAGTGTATCTCCTCCAGAGATAAAAGCCGCTCCTCCGTGTATAGTAGATAGTCCGTAAGTTTTTCCTATCCTCTCCGTAGCAAGTTCGGTTTCGGTGGTGTATCGCTCAGAGCTTCGGACGAATGTATAGTTAGAATTAGAGAAGTCCCTCGTCGTAGTTTTCACGGAGTAGGAACTGCTTTCTGTCTCTATTAAATTAGAGGAAGAAGAAGAGTAGCTAATGCTTTTAGATGTGGTAACTGTAGAAGGATATCCTGCGTTAAATGTATATGTAGATAGAGCTGTCGCGATTAGATATGTAGCACCACGTCCTGCTTGCGTAGAAGAACTGCCTGTAACGGTCCCGTCCGATTGAGGTGGGATGTTGCCCCTATTATTTGTAGTAGTATATCCAGAGCTAGAGGAGATAGAAGTAGAGACGACTTGTGTATCGCCTTCGGATTGAGTTACAGTCCTTCCAGATTCGAGATAGTAGTAGCTTGAATATGCGCCATTATTATTAACATTTTCAGCTCCTGTATTCCCTTCATCGTCCTGCGTTTTTATTGTATAGCTCTGCGAGCTAGAGCTAGATGCGCTCAGAGATGTCGTAAAAACTCTATAGGTAGAATTAAATTGTGCGAGTTCGGTCCTTACGCTGCTGGCTGTCCGACCGAAAGCTCCTGCTGCTGCGTAATCTGCATTTAAACCTGTGCCTTGAGCAGCATTGGTAGCTGTCGAACCATTCTCTCCAGATCCTGCGCGAGAAGAGGATAAGTAGTTATCAAAATCATAGGAGCTTCTAGTCGAGCTATAGGCAGCTCCGTAACTATTATCGTCACCATTAGATTGACGAGATCCACTTGTCGATCCCGTCAAAAGGCGAGAGCTGAAATATCCACTAGCATTATAGGATCTTATCTGTTGATCTTCGTATGTTCCGCTTTGAGTCGCTCCTATCGACCTCGTTTGGGAAACATCTAGACTGTAGATACTAGTCCCATTGGGAATGCCAGTAGCATAGCTATATTCGACGCCGTAGTTCCTCTGCGCTGTAGGAGTATAGTGCGTAAAAGCCATAGCGTCTTTTTATCCTGCAGTCTGTTTCCAAGTATAATAAATGTTGTTCGGATATTCTCCTATCGCTACAGATTCCTTTGGCTGCTCGAAAGCGACATGGATCGCGAAGAATAAGTTATGATCTACGAGCTGACTAATTAGACTGGTCTCTCCTACGATCGCTATCGGATATTTAAAAGTCGTATTTACTCCGTTCTCTACGAACTCAATTCCGTCTGGAGGGCTATTCTCTAGGACTAGATTGACGGACGTTACGCCGTCCGAGTCTCCTGCTATCTCTAGGCAGAGATAGTTAGTCCCCGACGATCCTTCGACCTCTAAATTCGAAGGGATTAAGCCATTAACTAGACCTGGATTAATTACTATCGCTGATTCGCTTACAGAGATAACTTCGAAAGGACGATATCTGATATAGGGCTCCCCGTCCTTGCCTGGAGCAATCAGCAGCGATCCGTCTTGGTTTTGCTTTACGGATATTCCTCCCGCTCCTGTAGAGTTTAGGAGTCCGTTAATCGTATCGATAATCTCATTCGCTTTATCTGTATCGAGAAGAGAAGGAGCTTCGTTTCTAGTGAGTCTCTCAATCATACGATGAACGAACTTACGATCTCAAAAGTTTTATTATAGTAAATATTTCCAGCATATTTACCAGCCTCGTATTTTATAGGTTTACTCGGAGTTCCGACAGAAAATTCGAAAGTCATATCTGTATCGATATTTCCCTCTGTCCCGTTCTGATCATTCGGCTCATAGCCTGCAGTCGCAATCGTAAACGGCGCGAGCGTTCCGCTTTGAATTTCACCAATAGGGACAGACGCATATTCATGCTTTACTCTGACTACGCAGTTTATAGATCCAGACTTCTGCTCTGTCGATGCGAATACATTCTCGTCGAAATTCCTGACGTCTTCTATCCCTTGTAGATTGAGCCATGCGAATACCTCAGAAGTAGTAACTATTATACCAGTGCCAATAACAGTTACTCCGACGAACTTAGTAAAAGGAACATTCTGCGCTTCAAACGAATACCACGTCGGAGGGACGACCGCATATTTAGACTCGATATTAAATAGTCCTCCACCGATGTCAGATGTAGATTCCTCATACAAAAAATAGTCGCTTTTCTTAGGATGTGGGACTCCTATTTTAGTAGGCTCGTAGGATTCTTTAGATTGTGCAGACGTCTCTACTATTACGTATGACTCTGGAATGTTCGGATCTTTAAAAAAGAATTTAGCATTCTCATCTAATGATATTCTCTGCTCTCTGCTGCTTGGAAGATCGTCTATAAGTTGAAATGGCATAGCTTATTGAGAAACAAATTTGCCCTCTAAGGTTTGATTGATTTTTTCGAGTAAAGCTTCGGAGGGGTCTTTATCAATCTGCTTTTGTAAACCTGCTTGCATCTCAGCTTCGGTAAACATTTTACCTTTCTTACCGCCAATGTATTGCTGGAATCCTCCGCTCCCTAACTTCTCGAAGCGGATGTCTTTTCCGTCCTCGCCTTTACCCTTACCAGCTAAGTTGGATGCCTTCTTTAAGTCGTGCCCAGTAAGAGAACTCTTTTCTTCTCCTGTTAGATCTCCAGGTTTCGCTATCTTATTAGCTATAAGCGTAGCCTGCTCCTGAGAGATATTATACTCCTTCATCAGATCTAAGATTTTCTGCGCGAACTTTGCTCGACGCTCCATCGCCGCCTGAGCTTCCTTGTCCCCATTCGCTTGTGCGTGAATAGCTTTAAGCTTCATCTCGTTAATCTTCGCCTCGAGAGTCTCTAGCTTTTTCTTTTTATCTTCTTCTGGATCGGATATCTCATTTACTTTCTTGGCTAGAGCTGCCGCTTCTTCTAGTGATAAGTTATGGTCCTTCATTAAGGATAGAGTCTTCTCTGCCCACTTAGCTCTAACTTCCGCAGCCTCCTGTGCTTCCTTGTCTCCACTTGCCTGCGCTCTGATTGCTTCGAGCTTTATCTCTTTAATCTTTTCCTCTAGCTCTTCTAGCTCCTTCTTCGCCTTTTCCTCGGAGCTTGTGTCTTCTCCTCCTCCTGCTAACTCTAAGTCCCCAGACTGCTTAATTATAGCTTGGAGAGCGTCTAATCTCTCCTGTAGAGCTTTCGCTCTCTTCGGATCTGTTTCCTTTTTTATCTGATCCTCTAGGGTCGCAGCTAAATCCTTACTAGTTTTAATCTCATTTTCTGATGCTTTGATTCTCTCCGCTTCCGCTTTAGCTTCTATCTTCCGCTCCTCTTCGATCATCTTTACTCGTTCCTCGATCATCTTTTTACGAGCGAGAGCGAAATTTAGACCGACGTTATCGATTCCAGCTTCTTCAAAAGCACCTTCTGATTCTAGCTGCAGCTTCGCTGTAAACTCTACATCACTCAATCCACTCATGTAGATCTGTCTCGCGATAAAGTCTCCCATCGCATCCATCCCATTCTTTATGCCACTGAGCATTCCAGCTAGAGCTTTAGTCAGCATCGCGACTGCTGGAAGAATCGTAGTTCCTATCTCCGTCCCAGTCTCCTTTAAATTCTTCTTTAGAAACTTTACCTGATTAGCCGCGCTATTTGCAGTCGCTGCTGCGTCTCCGTTTGCTTCGCCTAAGTCGCGAATCATAATAGACTGAACTGCTAGAGCTTTCTGAGCAGCGTTCATAGCTCCCGCTCCGTCCCAGATTCCTAGAGTTAGTCCTTCCTGCTTTAGTCGAGCCTCGTTAATTACGATACCGAGCTGCTTTAGTCCTTCGAACTCTCCCGCGACTGCTGCTCTAATTTTACCGAAAGCTTCCTCGATCGGAAGATTATGGAAGCTCGCGATATCTCCAGCGACTTTAACCATCTCGACGGAAAAGATCCCTGCGGCTTTAGCATTTAAGCCAAAAGCTTTTCCCATCGCTGCGAACGTAGCTAGAGCGTCTTGCATCTCCGCTTTCGTGCTAGGAATAGTCTTTCTTAGCTTGTCGACCTCCTCGGCCATCTTCGCCGTAGCTGGACCGAATACCGCCTTAAACTTAGACGCTGTCTCGCCAGCAGCTAGTCCTAAGCTCATTATACTCTTTACTAGTCCGACACCAGCGAAAGCGGCGCCCATTCTAAGGAAGCTCGCTCCTGCGGTTTTAGAGAAAGACTTAATCCTTCCCTTGGCTGTTTTAAGTCCAGAGGCGAGAGCCTTCGTGTCGATTCCTATTTTAGCGAGAAGAGAGAATTTAGCCATCGGTCTTTAGTCTTTTAAGTTCGTCGGCTTTCGCCTGTTGAGTAATTCCGTTACGGAGAGAATACTTATCTCCGAGATTCCTGCTAGTTATCCTCTGTAATAGCTGTAGGACAGTCGCGAGCGGCAGATCTAGTATAGACTCTATACTCCATCCGTAATTATACGCCAAGCTGTCTACGAGCGATATAGTCGATACGGAGCTATCGAAATCGTCTTTAGCTGCCTTATTAGAGGATCCGAAGGCAGGCATATCGTTGAACGCCGCGCTAAAGTAGCAGATAAGCTCGGACTTTACGTCCTCGTTCTCTCTTAATAACTTAGCAACTTTCCTAACATATCTAGTTTTAAAGTAATATCGATCTTTCGATATCATAAAAACGAGCGCGACTAGATCGTCTAACTCTGGTGTCTCTTCGCATACTAGACGATTCTCGGAGAACTCTAAATGAAGGATATCTCGTATAGATATCTGTCTTAGCTTTAATCCTCCGATGTCTTGCTCGACTCCGATAACGGCTTCGAGCCGCAGCCTCTTTTCAAAGGCTGCGGCGTCTGCGATGCGCTCTCTGGCGGCATCATCGAAACTGACCGCCTTTAAGTGCATTCTATATTAATTTATAGAGATATATCCGCTAAGAGAGAAGCGACGATAGTCAGCCTGTGTCTCTGTAAGATCTACGCTTGTTAAGCGAACGGAGTAAGAGCCGTAAGTGATAACGTCTCCGAGAGCGGGAGCTGCTGCTGAGTCTCCTAGTTGCACAGTAAGAGAGACTTCTTCACGCTGTGGAACGATAGTCGAGCCGAGAGGCTCGCCGTCTCCGTTATCGAGATCGACTCGATTTGCTGGGGTTGTTAAAGAGAAGCTTTCGACGATCATGCCGTCGAACTGTGGTTCGTTAATACCGAAAAGCTCGGTTCCGTCTTGTATAATAGCCATAATGATTTTGTTAATTAAAGTTTAAATTTAAAGTTGAGGTTCAAAAAAGCAGAGACTGTCAATTTTAGAACTGATCTGGATTGATCGTAAATTTCATCTCGTAAGTAAGAGTCGAGACTGCCAGATCTCCGTCCACCTCGAAGTCCGTCCCAGACGGCTTCATGTATTTAACTTGATAGTATGGCAGGATAGGAACTCCATCGTCTAGGGTCGTCCAGTTGTCTGCGTTTAAAAGCATCGCAGCGCGAACCGACTCTCGATAAGATCTGTGATTCGTCTGCGTTCCGTCTATCGCAGCGTCTGAGACGATCGATATCGAGAGCGTCAAATTATACTGCGTATATTCTAGAACGTCTCCTGCTACGACTGTAGGAGGATCGTCAGCTCCTCCTATTTCAGCTCGTATAGTAAGACGAGGAGAAACGAATGTCGATTGATCTAGCGAAGCGTAGAAGCTCGAAGCAGGAAGCCCTGTCGCAGTTTCTAGAAAGATCTTCGCAGCGTCCTCGAAGTTAGTCTCTAAGTCTAAGAATCCCATTTTATCTCTGATATTGAGCCGCGCAGTCGAGTCGTCGAGTAACTCCGACGGAGTCGTCGTGGACCCCTACAACCTTGTAGTTAGTAGTTCCGTCCGTTAAGATAGTTCCTTTAGACGGAAGGATAGAGTAATCCGCTCGAGCTATATAGAACTTAGTATCGATTAACTCCTCGCGTCCGTCCTCGTAAATTTCGAAGCTCGACTCCGAGTCCTGCTTGTTCGCAGAGTAAGTCTCTCCGTTACTAGGAAGAGAAGTAAGCGAGACGTTTATCTGCGCGATCGCGAACTTTAGATTATCCGATATCAAATCTGTAAGGCTCATTTAATAATAGTAGCAATGTAAACACGAAAGAGCCTCTCGCTTTTACGAGAGGCTCTAGAAGTAATAAGGATCGATTAAGCTGCTGTAATCTTCTCGCAGGCGTTGGTGTTAATGATCGCCTCATCTACGCTATTGAAGACGCGAAGGACATCGCTCTTAATAGGCTCGTCGCGATAAGTCTCTGCGCTGAATACGCCTCCGTCTGGAGAGTAAGCGAGAGTCCGACCGAAGCCGCCGTTAGCGAAGTCGCCGCCGCCTACTTGACCTACGAAGTAAGTCGAGTCGGACCAGATCTTAGTGCGAGCTGCTGCTTTACCCTTTGCAGCGCTGTTGTAGCGAGTTGGGCAGAGGATGATTTGATTAACGCCGAGAGCGTCGAGGATGACCTGGCGATTGGTGTATTGACCATTTCCGTTAAAGATCCCGCGAACGTCTACAGTGTTAATCATCTCGTTGAAGAGAGAAGTCTCGATGATAAGAGCGAGACTATCATAGAAGCCGTTTCCGTTGAGACGCTCAACTGCGTTCTGGATCGAGCTGATTGGCTTAGCTGCGTCTGCGTCAGACATCGCGCCGCCTGTTTGAGCAGTCGCGTTAAACGCTGCGCCATTGATAGCAGAAGCTACACGGAGTTCGTGGCCTACCATGATATCGCGCTGAAGCTTCTGAGCGATAGCTGCTGCCGAATCGGATACGCCGTCGTCGCTTGCTTTAGTAAGATCTTCGTCTGGAAGCAGACCCTCTAGAGCGTATTGCTGACAGGAGTAGTCTTGCTGGCCGTAAGCGAAGTCGCGACGAGCGAATGCAGAACCAGCAGCGCGAGCTACCGATGCGTTAAGATCGAACTGATCGTCGCCGAATACAGGATACTGACCTGTCTTAGTTGCGACATCGCGAACAGGAAGGATCTGAGTTCCGACGAATTGATTCTCGCCGATTTTGTTAAGTGCCTCTGAGAGGACTGGGTTAAAAGAAGCTGAAGTATATAAGCTCATGATATATTATATTTAATTGATTAGTGGATTGGTGTGACTTCGATGACGTCGCCGTCCGCAGTCGCTGCTGTTAGAGTAATGCCGATGACGTCGCCGCTAGAGCCAGATGCGCTTAACTTACCTGCTGCGTCGCCGTAGACGATGTCGCCGATCGATAGAGCTTCTGAGGCTGTTGCGTAGCTTGTGCCGCCGCCATGCGTTAGAGAGATAGTAGCTGCCTCGCCAGAAGCGGCGGGAGCGATAGTAAATCCGACCTTAGGCTCGCTTGCAGATGCAGTAGCTTTTATGACGGTTCCGTTAGATTCGACTTTTACGAGCAGATAGGCATCAAGTGCTTCACCTGCTACGAAAGTGCGGGAGTTATTTTGAACAGTAGTTGCTGACATAATGATTTTAGTTTAGATTAGTTAGGGTATGCGATAACTTCGATGACGTCGCCATCTGCAGTTGCTGCAGAAACAGCGAGTCCGATTCGTTGCGCACCGACTCCAGTAGCGGAGACTTTACCTCCAGCCGCAGAGTAAATGACTTGTCCGATAGCGACTGCGTCGTCTGCGATTGCGTAGCTAGTGCCACCACCAACGACGAGAGAGATTGTAGCTGCTTCGCCAGAAGCGACAGGAGCGATAGTGTAGCCGATTTGAGTGGATGTGCTAGTTTCCGAAGCCTTAGTTACTGAGCCGTCAGACTCAATATCGACAAGCAGATAGGCATCGAGTGCCTCGCCTGCTACGAAAGTGCGGGTATTGTTTTTTACAGTTGTTACTGACATGATAATTATATTTTAGTGATTAGACCTTGAAGATTTCTGGACGATCTTTGCCGAGGCGAAGGGTCGCTGCGAACTCTGAGATATTGTTTTCCTTTGCGAACTCGGAGATAACTTTAGCGCGACTCGCTTTACTGGGCTCGTAGACTTCGGCTCCTGTAGGAGCCTCGATTAGATCAGAGCCTTCGATAAGCTTCTCGAGCGTATGGAGTTTAGACGAGAGAGAGGATAGCTTAGATTCCATCTCTGCTTCCTTATCGCTCTTCTCTTCTAGCTCTTCGCCTTTCTCGGATAGATCTTCGTCTTTCTCTTCGAGCTTCGACTTTAATTCCTCGATCTCTTCGAGCTTAGAGGCGATGTCTTTTTCGAGTTCTTCGATCTGCTCCTCCATAGGACGAGCGTCTGGAAGAGTTTTCTTATCCTCGAGTTCTTCCTCGGAGTCTTCTTCGAGTTCCTCCTTAGAGTCCTCGATAACTTCCTCTTCGGAGTCTTCGACGACTTCGACGACTTCTTCTTCTACGAGAGAGTCCTCTTCCTTTTCTTCATCTTCTTTTAAGGAGAGTCTAAGCTCTTCTAGTAGAGCTTCGGATTCTGTTACGCTTAGAGCGAGCGATTTATTCTGCTCCTCTAGTTCTTTATTAAGTTCGATAAGTTCTGCTTTGGTCATCTTGTTAGTGGGTTTGGTGTCAATTTTAGAAAATAGTCCGCGTTCGTTCGCGGCAGGACTATCGACAAAGTCTGCGCTAGATACTTCTTCTACACGGATAGATGGATAGTCAAATAATGCATTATCTGGAGCTTCCTCGGATGGAACGTCTCCGTCCTCCGTAGACCATACAGAAGTCGCAGAGAATACTATAGAGAGGCCAAATCGATCGGGCATTTTCTCAGCCATCTCGAATAGTCTATTATATGTTCGAGCGTCGTCATCTCGGAAGGATTCGAAAGCTTTAAAGTCTCCGACGAGTCGATCTCCTTCGATATTAAAGTTATCGAAGTATCCGATCTCGCGAGTAAGACGATCCTCGAAGATAGCACCCGAGTGAGTTATGTAAGCAGGAAGACGAGTCCCGTCTAACTGATCGAGTAAAGTTTCTAAGGAACGACTATCGACGTAGAGATCGTGCCCCTTTGCTAGTCCTATAGAGATTAAAGATACGGATAACATAGATCCGATATCCTTATCTACTTTCGTCTCGAGGATACTAGAGACACCGAATGATAATTTTTTAGACATACTATCCTTCTTCTTCTTGTCAATTTGCTCGAGCTTTCTATTGGCCCATTCTACGCCAGAGGTTCCTCCCCAAGCGTCCCACATTAGACCTCCGCATCCTTCCGAGTAAGGAACGTCCTTACTCTTCTGATGTCTCTTAAAGGACGACATCCGAGCGATCGTATCTCTACTGATCTTCTCTCGCTTCGCTAACTGATTAGCTCGAGCCCAGCCTACAGGAGTTCCGCATTTATTATCAGGATTCTCCTCCTTATACTTTAAAGCTCGCTTCGCGTTATTCGTAGCGGATTCGGGGTAGTCGTTATAAGTCTCGGATAGAAGATCCTCCTCTACGCTCTCTAGAGTAGCATTAGCAGTGTCTAGATCGTCGCTAGATACTTCGTAGCTATTATCTACTAGAGAGCCTCCTGTGCGCCTTAGAGCGTCTAGAGCAGGATCCTTCTCGTTATTACTAAGAGTCTTCATTCGTTTGTGCGATCTTTCTAGCCTGTTCTTCCGATAGTCCGAAGACAGAGGTTAATATTGTTACTACTTGCTCCGCTCCGATAAGTCCTTCTCCTAAGTTCTTAACTAGCTCCGCGATCGCTGTTACGCCTCCGACTCCGATCTTAGTAATAAGCGGCTCTTCGACGACATCCTCGTCGTCGTTCTCCGCGTCGTCTCTCTGAGCTTTAAACTGCTCCGCTGTAGTTAAGTCCGAGAAGTTCGCGCTCGCGCTTGTATTGTAGAAGTTGATTAGATCATACCAAGATCCTAGGTTATACTCCTTAGCGATCTTCTTAGCTTGGCTTATGTTCTGAGCCTTTCGGACCATAACGTCCTCCGCCGTATATCCGAACGGAGCCGTGATATCGTCGAGAGACATGGCGCCGGCTCGGAAGTATTCCATATCGGCTTTTACTTGTGCCGACTTATTGATCCATCTAAACGCAGGACGCTGCCAGCGAACCTTAAAAGGATTAACGGAATTAGATACGTCGATCTTCTCGGAAGCAATCTGCTGCGATAACCAGCGACGATAGAGACGGTCCATTACTCGGATTAGATCCGACTGATAGCTCTCGACTGTCTGCTGATATTGCAAGACAACGCCCTGAGACGCGGAGAACGAGCTGCCGCCGATCTCCATTAAGAGGAACTCTAGCGGAATGCCGACCGCGCTTCCGACTTTACGTAGGAGATAGCTTACCCATTCGATTCCGTCTACGTTTGGTCTTCCGTTCGCTCCGATAACGCTAATGTCTTCTCCAGGCTCTAAGTAGTGAAAGCGTCCAGGCTCGAACTCCTCTAGGTTTCCTAGGGCGTCTTGTTCGCTTCCATCTAGTCGATTCTGTAGCTCGAACTCGTAGGAGTTCTCTCGCTTTACTGCGACCGCGAGAGACGCGCTAACTTTAGCGGCCATCATCTCGACTCGATCGTATTCGTCGCAGTCCTGTAAAGTATTAACCACAGTAGCGAGTTCTGGGACTCCTCGATACTGATTAGGACGGATCCGCTTTAGGAAAGGAATAAAGTCGCGAGCGGGGATAAGCTTAGTATCTCGAAGAGTCCCAGAGACTCGATTCCCTACGACGTATCCAGTCGGCTTTCCTATATTATCGATCTCGACTCCGTTCTGATAGTTCGATTCCTCGCTAGAGGTAAATTCTCCGTTAGGGTTTCCGATTCGAGAGCCGTCGATAAACTGAACCTGATCCTTTCCTACGATTAGACCGCAGTCTCCGTAGAATAAGAGCGCGTCGATCATCTGCTGTTGTAGCTCTCGCATATCGAGCATTCCGCTCGACTCTGGAGACTCGGCGAACTTGTGCCAAGCTTCGAGGATCTTCGCGTCCGTCTCTCCGTCTCCAGTAGATGGCTGCGGAACGATTCCTCGTCCTACTACGTCAGCCTTCCGTAGTCTCGATAGAGAAGATACGACAGGATTATTCCGTCGGAACTCTAAGCAAGTAGAGACGAGTCGATCTCGATCGTATTGGTTAAGCTCGACCTCCTCGGAACGAATAGGAGTAACTCCTCTCTTAGCTCTATATCGAGTATTCTGAACTGCGTCATAACCTTGGAAGGCTCGGACGAATTGCTTTATCGCGAAGGATACGCGACTAGGTTTTTTAGTGTTTTTATCCATTAAAGTTTCTAAGCGTAATCCTATTCTGACCTCTAGCTCCTAGAGTCCTATCCTTTAGCGCGATAAGCTTATCTAGCTTCTCTACTTGCGATATAAGATCTCCGACATCCGCTAAAGAGAAGCTCTGATCTCCGATACTATAAGATGTAACTCCGTCCTCCGCTAGTTTCATAATAGCTAGGAGGAGTTTATCGCGGATCGCGATTAGCTGCGCTGTAGTAGTAGTAGATGCCATCGTAGATCACGGAATGTCAACTTACACAAAAAAGCTCCGCTCGAATACGACGACGAGCGGAGCTTAACTTTTACTATACCTATTCCTACTTAGAGACGCTAGGTCTCTTAAAGAAAGCGAATTTATCGTCGTCGCTCGACTTACTAAATGTAGCTTTAAAGCTTACTAGATCTCCTCTGTCCACTTCGTCTAATTTCGAAGGAACGCTCCCCCAGCAGCTTCGTCCGTCGTCTAGTTCGACTAGCATCTTTAAGGAGGATCCGTAAGCGGAGTCTACCCACTTAGTAGACTTAATAACTCCAGAGACTTCGAAGCGTCCGTCCTTCCAACTAGGAGCGGACTCCTTCTTCTTATCTTCCTCGAGCTTCTTCTCGTAGATACTTCTAAGAGCTTCGATCGACTTCTCCGAGGATACGAGCCAAGAGTTAGCTAGATAGCTTCTAGAGCTATCCTTAGCGACGACTACTCCGTTATCGTCGAAGTCGCGAGATAATAGCTCGGATGCGACGCTCGCTAGGAAGCCGCCCTGATCCTTATTGAGAGATCTCAATAGAGAAGGACGGAGCTTCTCGCGTAGATCCTCGAGCGAGTCGAGTTCCTCGCGGAACTTCTCTAGCTTCTTAGAAAGCTCGCTCTCCGCTTTTAAGAGATCGCGCTTTTCTCGAGCGATACGACGCTTATCGTATTTAGCGAAAGCTTCCTCCGTGTATCCTTTGATCTTGTAAGGAGTTCCGACTCCGTCTCCTCCGCAACCGAAGCAGACCCCTGTGTGAAAGCCTCCTCGCCAGATTCCGCTGCCTCCGCAGCGGACGCAGTCTTGAGGTTCTTTCCACGTCGCGATTCCTGTCGAAGTCTCCTCGAAGGAAAAGGAGGATTTACTAGGAGCGACTTCTTCGCCGCAATTATTGAGATAGGTTTTCATTTGTCGTATTATTGAGATTAAAAAAAGTCTCCTCGCTCCGAAGAGCGAGGAGGATTAGGATTTAGGCGAAGAGCTTCTTAAATTCGGAAGCTTTAATTCTCTTCCCGTCGATGTAGCAGAGAGCTGGGAACTGGTCGAAAGGTTTTCCGTTAGCTGACCAATTCTGTCTCATAGACTGTTTGATACTTACGTTCTTTCCGTCCTTAACTCCTTCGACGAAGAACTCGAAGAATCGGTTACCTGAGATAAGCTTAGAGCTTTCTAAAGCTCCTAGCTTCGAGTCGATCTTAGCGATAAAGGTTTCGATTACGTTAGTAGCGTAACGAGAAGCTCCGCTCTCGATACGCTCTACGTTTATAAGTCTACGAGCTTTAAACGAATTGGATCCGTCTTCCGATTTAGTCATCGAGTAGAGAAGATTAGCGTCGTAATACATTGTGTCGCGATAATCTAATCTACCGTTATCGCCTAGAAGACGAGTAAGGAGATCTGTGTAATACTCGACGTAATGCTCTTCTAGAGAAGGGCGTAGCGTTTCGAGAGAGGAGCGGAGTTCGTTAGTTTCGTTATTCATTAGTCGTATTTTTTAGGTTATAGTTCGAGTCGAGTAGCGCCTCGATGACTACATAGAGAAGGAGGAGAGATACCTCGTCAAGGCTCTTTTCTCATTTTTTTCTCTTTTTATTAGTCCTCTAGCTACGACCAGTATCCTGTCGCGCTCTTAGTCCTAGTAGCTGGATTCTTCTTAGGCCTCTTAGCTTCCGCTTCCGATAAGATCTGATCTCTATCGATTCGAGCTATTCCGATAAACTTAGAGAGAGCGCGAGCTAGGATCTCGCAGTCCCAGAGGTGGTCTCCTTTTCTACGCTTTAGCTTCTTAACTACTTTGATATGTCCGCTCCGATCCGTCTCCTTAGTCCAGTAAGTCGAGAAGAGCTGATCATAGTATAACTTCGGCGTGTCCGTAAAAGTAAAGAAGCCCGAGATCTGCTTAGATCTCAATCGAGCCATGTCCTCCTCATATATGCTCTTATTAACGTGAAGATAGCGGATCTTCGATCTACCGCCTCGTCCTTTAGTATCTCCAGTAAAAGGATCCTTCATCTGGAGACGATACGGCTGGTCGCCTTGCAAGTTCTTCCATCCTCGAGATCCGAACCAACGAGAGCGACGACGAAAGACTTCCTCGTAGACTTCGGAGGTTCTATCTCCAGCGCAGTCGATTATAGCCGCGTGACACTTGTGTCGGTCGTAAGCTAAATCTAACTCCGAGAAGGAAGCGACTTGGCCGAAGTCTATTAAGTAGTTAGTTCCGTCTCGATCGAATCCTCGGACGACATACCAGAAGGAATCCGTCTGCGTATCGACTCCCATTATCCGATACTCCCCTCGGAGATCTCCTCGCTCGTAATCGAGTTCGAGTTCGTTCGCATCAGCTTGGTCTTGGTTAGCCCAGTCATCCTTCCAAGGCTCCGCGAGATTTCCTTGCACGAACTTACGAAGTCCGTGCGCGGATCCGCTTACCTGTAGCCAATTAACCATTAGAGAAGCGAACGTAATCGCGGGCGCATATATAGAGTTTAAATGATAGCTCCGATGCGATGGAGGAGCGTTTAGATTCGAAGCTCTCCAGACTCCGCTCTTAACCATCTTCGACTTGTGAGCGTCTAGGATATGTCCGTCGCAACACGGACACTGATATCGAGCTGTCGCGTAGATCCTCTCGAAGTCATAGGTCCCGTCCTCGAGCTTCGCTTCCTCGTCGAAGGATATCGAATAGCGGATATTTCCGTCCTTATCTTTCTGGCGCCATGTAAACTCGATAGACTCGTCGCAGTGAGGACAGGGCATAAAATATCGTCTCTGATCTCCGTAAAGGAACTCTTCCCAGACTCCTCCTGTCTCTTCCTTCGGAGTGCTAGTCTGGATTATCTTATACTCTCGTCGTCCTTTAATTCGCTCGAGAGCGGCTAGTCGGATCTCTGGATCGATCTCGTCGATCTCGTCGAGGACCAGATAAGCGACTGGGGCGGACTTTACGTTATTCTCGGATCCTGCCCCAGCGAAAGTTAAAGTGCAAGATAAGAACTCCTGACGCATATTAGTAATCTTATCGTTATCGACTCTCCCAGTAGCTGCGCTAACAGGACACTGTTCTTTTAGAGGTTTGCAGTCGTCGATAAAAGGAAGCCATCGTCCCTTCGAAAAGTTCCGAGCATTTTCCGCGCTAGGCATAATCCATAGCGTATCCTTCGGAAACTCCGATAGGAGATATCCTATCCCAGCATACATAGTCGTCGTCTTGCTCGATTGAGACCCCCAGCAGAGAGTTATCTTATTAACAGTAGGATTAATAAGCGCGTTAAGTGGCTCCTCCGCATACGGGAAGATCTTTAAAGATCCAGGAAGCTCGGAGACGTTATCGCGGAGGACGCAGTTCTCGAAAGCCCAATCTACTGGTGGCTTTAGTAGTCGCGGAGAGAATAAGCGATGCAGCTCTTTATTTAATAGTGAAGCCATTACGAGCGGAGAAGCCTTTTATATATCCCTTAAGATCCTTCTTTAGAGCAGTATTAAATTCTTTTACCTTCCCGTTCATGGCTCCAGCGAAAGCGTTTATCCCTCTTGCTCTAGTATTAAGAGCTGATTCGGATTCGCTCTTAATAGTAATCGTCGATGCATACTTATCGCTCTTAATCTTCCCGCTTAACGCCTTACCATGTCCTGGAGTTAGCTTAGACTTCATCGCCGCTCCTAATCCTCTAGTAGATTTAATAGGGATCCGTAGCTTCTTCATTATCTCTAAGAAGGACTTCTGAGAGGACCCTACTCTAGACTTCTTTAACTTTAGTATAGCAGTCTGTCGCTTTCTATACTCCGCTAGTGCTCTATTTATCTTCGTCTTTAGATTGCCCTTAATTATAGCCCCAGACGGATTCTTATCGCTTATAGCATTTAGCTTGAAGTCTCGACGGAGCCTTATCCAGTGGCCTCGCTTCATTGATTGAGACTGATAAATTAAAGATCCGTCTATCGCTTTTCTAATCTTATCCCCAGATGACGATACGAATCTAGCCGCGAGCGAGCGGCGGATGGATTTATCCATCGCTTTCTTATCCGCCTTATTAGTCTTACGAGCTGCGCTATTTAGGATCTCTCCCGTCATGCTCTTTAGGACTTTCTCGTAACTAGCACCCGTCTTTTTCGTTAGAGTTCGCATCATGCGATCAAATCCCGTCGAGTCTATCTTTAGGTTAGTCTGCATATATATTATATAAAATGAATCCTCTGACGAGCGTCACAACGGTAAACACGACTAAACCGACTCACGTCTTAATAGCGAGGCTACTCGTCAGAGGAAAAGCTTTGCTATCTCACTAAAGACCCTATCGTCAAGTCCGTTCCGTATCGCGAGTTCCGCGATATTAGGATTAGCTGGATTAGCCTGCGCTGCGACTTGTCGAGGAAGAGCGTCGAGTAATCTCCTAAGCGGAGTCAGTAGCTTTATTAACTTCTCGGCCGCTTCAGACTCGGGGATTAAGTTATCCTTCTTCTGTTGTAACTCTAGCTCTCGGATCTGCGCCATAGCATTCTCTCGTCGCTCCTGAGCAGCGATAAGCTTCGCTTTTAGATCCGCGATATCGGCAGCAGTATATTCTCTTCCGTCAACAGCTATTCGCCCTCCTCCTTTTTCCTGCGAGTTAGCTCGATCTAAGGACCATAGTTTCCACGCTTCGATATCCTTCGTCTTCGGACATGTCTCCGAGTCCTTCCTCCATTTAGATAGAGTCTGAGGAGTAACTCCGATCTCTCCTGCGACTTCCTTCCACGTGTTTTTTTTCATGTTAGATTTTGTAATTCTAGGAATCCTGCTAATTAGTTATTCTTACTCAAAAAAGCTTTTGACAAAAAACTCGTGAAAACGCTCAGGCTCGGGAGGAGACTTGCAAAAGACTTTCGCCGCAAAGTAACTAAAGCTCCCCCCGCTTTTACCAAAGTTTAACCAATTTTGAGCAGTCAAGAAGCCGCGTCCTCCGTCGTTCGTCGTCGGATTAGCTCCTCCATTACGACTCCTATCTCTGGCCAAACTGATTTGATAGTCTCGATATCGCTCTGAGCGTTCTGGAGCCACGACTGACGAGAGTGATCCTTCCTAGCTCCTAGATCCTCGAAGGAGCTAGAGAGACTTAGCTGCTGAGTTAGCATATCTAGGATAAGTCGATAAGCTCTAGTCGAGCGACGCTCGACGGAGGATAGACGATTCATTAGTCGGATTCCTCCTTGGGACTTCCCGTTACCTGGAAGCAGCTCGTCTAGTTCCTGTAGACGAGCCGCTATTTCGCAAGTAAGGATATGATGATAAGGAAGCTCGCAGGGGATCTCCTCTGGGTAGTCTAGTCCTTCTATTATCCTTACAGTCCGCATCTCTTAGACTAAGTAGTCGTCCTCGATATTCTCGAGGATCGGATTGGCAATAAGTAGAGAAAGCTTCTCGCCTTGGATATTCCACGGCTCCATTCCTTCGATCGATCCTCCTTCGTCTAGCGAAGCTTCGATAGCCGTCGTCTCCGACTGTAGTAGCTTTACTCCTCGCTTGTATCGCTTAGACGTAGCTGCCGCTTGGTTTTCGAGTTCACGAATAGAGAGATTAATCTCTCGGATAGCTCGGAGAGCTTGTAGTTCATAGTTATCGTTCATTCGATAGTTATCTCTCCTTCCTCCTCTCCTGTCAATTAGCCGTCTAATCCTCTAGTCGCCGTCGATAGGAGAACGAGGAGAGACAGACTCGCCTGTAGGCGTCGATGTCTCGTATCCGTTCCGCGTATTATTGTCGTTATCCTTATAAGTGACGGCAATAATGACATCGCCTGTCAAAAGTGCTGACAATAATTAGAGAAGTCGCTCGTAGAGATCGTCTTATATACTGACAGGAGCTGTCAAAAGAGGTTTCCTCTCCGTCGGACTTTTGACAGGATGTCAGAGCTGTCAAATCCCCCTTTAGATCGTCCTCTATCACGCTCTAAAGGACTCCGAGCTATCGATACGTCTACTAGGAGTCTCCGAGTAGACGGAAGCTCTAGAGAGGATCGTAGGACTACACAAAAAAGCCCTCCGAGGAGGGCTAGAGAGCTTAGTCGAGACAACTCGATAGATGCTCTATCTTCTCTCTCCAGAGAGTAGCGTCGTGATCGGTCCAGCGAGTCCAGCGAGGAGAGACTCCGTTAACATCCTTAAAGAGATCGTAGAAGACTTCCCAGTTCGAGTAAGCTTCGAAGTCTTCTAGACTATCGATATCCTTCTCGAATTTAAGGACCTCTAGAGTCTCGTAGAGATCGTCCGAGAATCCGATTTTCTCGCTAGTTAGCGGCATATTCTCTCGTCGCGAAGCTCTGATATAGTCTGTAATTTCGATCGCGAGATGGGCTATTTTTTCTGGTGATTTGTTCATAATATTTAGTAGGTTAGGATTCGGATTAGGAGTTATTTTTCTTATAGAAACGTTCGATACTTAGATCGGATCGATCTCTAGCGATATAGTCCTCGTTAATAAAGTAGGCTAGAACTTGTCGAATCGACATCCAGTTCTTAACGCGAGCTTTAGATTCTTCTACGCAATTAGTGAGATCATTATAGTCGAAGGAAGTATCCTCCGATTCTAGGAAGCTCTCGATAAATTCCGCGGCGGCTGTTTGTCCTTTAGTCATAGTCGTATTAGTTAGTAGTTTAGGATAGAGCTTCGATAGCTTCTTCCGAAGTCGCGTAGTATTCGACTTCTCCGGTGATTCCGCCGTCTAATTTTACGGATCCGTTCGAGATAGATACTTCGACTAGGCATCCTTGTTGGAAGTCGATAGTCGTGCCGTAGATATCCGCTCCGAGAGTATCGCGAGCGAAGTCGAGGATGATTTGAATTTCGTTTTTCATATTTCGTATTTTTTAGGATTAGGGTTATTTTGTAGGAACGATTTTCTTAGCTCGAAGAGTCGAAGGGGTCAGATACGATATTTGATGTCCACTCTACTTCGATCAATGGATTATCCTTACATTCGTTATAGTATCTTACTGCTTGTTTTTGAGTTAAGAGAGAGCTGTAGTCCCATTCGGTAGAAAGCTCGACTCCGTCGCTATAAGCTGTAGCGATTTCCTCAACGGAGGCTCTAGTTCTAACTTGAGCGATCTTGCGATTGCCTCTATTTAATCCGATGATGCTGTTGCCAAGAGTATCGAGTGATGAGTTTAGTTTTTTCATATGTCGTATTTTTTTGGGTTAGATTCGGAGCGTAACTCGCGCCGATAGAGGAACACAAAGGGCCAAGACTACTCGAGTCAAGGCCCTTTTTCTCAGGTTTCTCTCTATTTATTACTAGCTATCTCGGAGTCTATCTACGGATTCTCGAGGATAAATCCTCGGAACTCTCCTACTCGGAAGAACTCGGAACTAGAGAACCCCTCGATCTCCTCGATCTTTAGAGGACGCTGGACGCCCGATAGCGATAGCTCCTTATCTACTATCTCCTCCGCGCTTACTCCGTGATCTAGCTTCTGTCGCATCGTCATCCGTCGCTGGACCGTCGAAGAGTATCCTCCTTCCTCGATCTCGAACTTCTCTACGATAATAATACATCCTCCTCGATTTATTAGATATCGTAGTCGATCTAGGATCCGCTCTCTCTTACTTACGCTATTAAACATAAGTGTTAAGTAGCAGATAGCTACATCGAATCGATCGTCGATCTTCTCTGCGTCGATAGTAGATATAGATCCTACTCCTTCGAACTGATCCACCATCTCCTTACTTATCTCGAAGGACTTAGCGTCTACTCCTCTATGCCATATAAGATCCTCTAAGGACTTTGTTATATTGCCGCGACTCGCTCCGATATCTAGGAGGACTCCGTTGGTCGGAATGTAATTCTCGACGATACACTTTATAAGATTCGTCGCGAGAGGATACCAAGGTAGGTGTTGGTTCACGTGCTTAGAGAATCCTTTAGCGATCTCCTTAGTCTCGAAAGTCCAGTCGCTCATGCTAAGATCTCCTTCCTAATTACGGAGGATATCTCTCGCATCATAATAGGAGGAACGGAGCGTCCCATTCTCTCGATCATCTGCTTATAGTTACCCGTAAGGATAAAGTCGAAAGGAAAGCTCGAGAGTCTCTTCGTCTCCTGCACGTTAAACTTCCGACATTCGGAAGGATGCGCGACGGAGGCGGCGGACGTAGATCCTGCTGCTGCCGTAATAGTCTGCGAGGGTTTGTCCCAAGCGGATCGGATTAGGCTAAAATACTTCTCCGACTGCTCTCCTTCCTCGAGCTTATTCCACTCCGCTCCTACTGCGTATTTACCCATGTCCGCTTCTCTATCCGCTAGGATCTCTAGACGGATAGTCTCGGAGATCTCTCGCATCATAATCGGAGGAACGGATCGTCCTATCCGCTCTCCTTCCTTCGAGTATCCTCCTTCGATTATAAAGTCCTCTGGGAAGCTCGATAGACGCTTTAGCTCTCTAATCGTAAAGCGTCTCTTATCGTCGGGGTGTAACCAACTAGCTCCTTTAGGGTTAGCGTGAATCGTTCCGACTGGCTTATCCCAGTCTCCGCGATAGAGCTGGAAGATCTTATCGGAGTTACCGCCATATCCTATCTTATCATACTCTCGAGCGTATGACGGAGGAAGCTTTACGTCATGCTCCTCGCTCTCCTCGACTTGTAAGTCGGCTATAGCGTCTCGGATCGTAAACTTATAAGGAAGAGGACTAGGGAAGATAGGAGACTTCTCTAGATCGTTACGGACTCCGACGAAGATTAGACGCCGTCTCGACTGCGGAACTCCTAGATCCGCGGCGTTAAGGATCTTAGCTTCGACTCGATATCCGCAGTTCATTAACGTATGGAGGATCGTATCGTCTTGCTCGTTAAACATATCGAGCTGCGGAGTTCCGAGTAACTCCTTAGCGGCGCCCATCGCGAGTCCTGCTACGTTCTCCGCGACGAAAGTCTTCGGCTGTATCTCCTTTAGGATTCGAGCGAACTCGAAGAATAGATCGTCCGTCCTCTGCTTCGTGTCGCTATACTTCTTAACCTTGCCCCAGTCCTTTTCGCGATTGCCGCAGACGGAGAACGACGCGCACGGAGGAGATCCGTCGAGGAGATCTAGCTCTCCTACTCCTAGTCCTATCTTATCTAGGATATCGGATCCTTTAACTTCTCGTATATCTCTCGGATCGACGTAAGTATAGTCGGCTTTATTCGCTTCGTATGCTTCGCGAGCAGCTGGGACGAACTCGTTCGCGTAGAGGACTCGATATCCTGCCATTCTATATCCTGTAGAGGATCCTCCGCAGCCTGAAAAAGTAGACGCGACGTTACAGCCGTTCCACTCGATGTTAGCGATATCTCGCATAGTAGGTATTTTGTATCTCATGTGTGTTTTCTTTTAGTTGGGGTTAGTTAAGAAGTAGTGACCCGCAGTCTTATGGATCCTCTTCGAGTCGCTTAGAGTCTTTAGTAGTCGATAGACAGTCCGATCGCTTACGTCGAACTTAGAAGCCATAGCTGGGACGAACTCCTTCGGATCTACTCCTTCGATAGTTATCTCGGAGAGGATCTTTCCTGCGCTAGTCTTCTGCCCAGGTCTTTTTAACTTACCAGCGTCTAGATCGTCGCGAGAGGAGAAGAGAGGAAAGTCCCATTCTACTACGAACGGCTCGACGCTTGGGAAGTTCCGTAGAGCGGAGTGGACCGTGTAGCAGTTCTCTTCCTCGTGCGCTGTTAGTCCCATAATCGTATCTGGATCTCGAGCGAAGACGCCAGAGCCGCTAATACGATCGAGAGGATCCTTCTCCGCTTGGTTACCCTTCGAGTAGTGCGCTCCGAATGCTACGGCCGCTCCTGTCTGTTCTACGATCTTCTCGACTTCGTTCATAAGTAGTCCGATATCTCCTGCGCTATTCTCGTCTCGATCTCCGAGAGCTTTATAGATCGGATCGATAACTAATAGAGCGAGTCCGTTAGTCATGCGCTCGATCATAGCTTCGAGGACGACACTCAGGTCGTTCGTTATTCCTCGGAGAGACCAGACTTTTAGATTGCTAGGAACGGAGTCGAGTCCCATGGCTCGGCAGACGCTCTCCGCTCGATCTAGGAAGAACTCATGAGGGACTTCGAAGTTAAGGAAGATAACGTCGAGTCCTGTATCGATAGTCTCCTTGCCGAACCAAGGACGACCGCTCGCTATGCACGCCGCTAAGTTTAGGAGCGTCCACGTCTTATAGGACTTCGATCCTCCTCCTAGAACCATCTTAGTTCCTCTATGTAGTAGACCATCGATAAGGACAGGATATCGTCTTAGTAGGAGCTTCTTTAGATCCTTCGGATATTCGTCTCCTCCTGTCCATGGAGGCAGCGTTCCTATTACTTCCCGTCTCCTCTCGTCTACGACTCTCTCCTGCGTCTCTATCGCTTCTCCTTTGCTATAGAAGTCGCGTCCGTCTACTGGAGGCTCGTTATCGCCGAACTCCTCTGCTAGAGCTAGAGCTGCCGCTTTAAAGTCTCCTCGATGCTCTGCAGCCGTATAGAGCGCGAAGGACGAGTAATTCGTTATCGGCTCTAGCGGAGACGCTCCGTCCGTATAACAGAAAAAGGATCCGTCGCTCCGAAGCTCTCCAGAGATTCCTCGATCCTTTCCAGGTCGAGTGCAGTAAGTCCGCTCTCCGTCTCCTCTCTGAATCTTCCATCCTAGACGCTGTAGTATAGCTACGGATCGCTCGCGAATGTTAGGAGACGACGAGTAGCGATCTCCGATTCGATCTCCTGTAGGAGCCTTAGAGGATGTCGACTTCTCGGCTATCTTCTGTTCTTCGATATAGACAGGAAGCTCTACCGCGTCTGGAGCGTAATGAATCTCTGGATCGTGGCTAAGGAAGCAAAGTCTAGAGACATCCTTGCCGCTCTCGTCCGCTTCGAGTCCGTAAGTCGCTAAGTATCTCTTCGCGGATTCGAAGGACTCCTTGTGTCGATCTACGTCACTCGGAATAGCGAATATCGCTTTTAGTCCGTTGCCAGAAGGAGAGACGAAGGCTGCGACGATATGAGGATCGAATCGCATTTCATCGACCTTTTTAGCAGGAGCGTCGATCTTATCGACATCCATGCAGATCATGCCCGAGTGGCTCGTTATATTCTTACTAGATCTCCGAGAGAACTGTCCGCTAAACATTACTGCGGGTAGGTTTCGCTTTAGCTCGGACGCTCGATCTAGATCTCCTCCTTCCGTCGCTTCTCTTACAGCTAAGATGTTATCGGCGAATCGTCCGCTTCCGCTTCGGATCCATTCGATAATTTTATCGAGTTTAAAGTCTTGTGTCTCGGTAGCTCTCGCTTGTTTAACGATGCTGATGAGTCTAGATTGATAAGTGTCATTTGCCGTGCTTTGTCTTGTTCGCATAGTAGTTCTTCGTTTAATTTTTTAAGTTCGTTTATAAGTTCGTTATCCATAGATCCTGCAGTTAATATAAGACGCTCGATAGATAGATTCCGCTCGCTGTTCCTAAGCAGGCGCCAGATGCGTAGACTAGCTTATCGAATAGATTAGAGAAGGCGACTCTCTGCGTATTGAAACACCAGACTAAAGAGATAAGGAATCCGACTATGATCGAGCCTAGTAGTTTACTATTAGCGATCTGCCAAGTATTAAGACAGATAAGCGTCACCTGTAGATCCGCATAGAGGAAAGTAGTTAGGTTCCTCATAGTCTATTCCTCCTACAGTATTCCGCGATCAGAGCCGCGTCCGTTAATCCGTCGTGAGCTTTCGTAGATCTCTCCGTAGCGGTCCAGTCGTTCGTCGGCCATAGCTTCCGACACTCCGAGAGAGCAGCCGCTTTAGTGTTGAACTTCTGACCCTTCGGCATTTTAGGACGCGTCCAGAACTCCTTCTGCCATGTCTTCGCGGCGACTTCGTTATAGCGAAGATTATGAGCGACGCAGAAAGCTTCGACGACTGCGAACGAATAAGTCATAGAGCGGAGGCCGGATGCGCTCGGAGCGTGTGCTCCAGGATTCTCGACGCAGACTATAGGCTTTACTCCGACAAAGGATAGGATGTATCCGCATAGCTCGTGTAAGTTTATCTTCCGTCCTTTTCCTAACTTAACAGTAGGCATAACGCGCTGATCCGTTATATCTCCAGAGGAGTCTAGAGTTACTAGTCCTCCGTCTAGTCCGCAGTCTATTCCTATTACTAGGCTCATTACTCTCGCTCCTCTCTATCGATTATAAGTCGATCTCGGAGATGAGAAGCTTCCGCTTCTAGATCTTCTACTCTCTCGATTAGAATCTCTCTCTCTCTAGTTAAGGACTCTAAGGCTTTAGTCATAGATTCTAGTCCTCGCTCGAGGACGCTCCGCTCGTCTTGTGTAAATAGCCTTTTAGTCATTTAATTTTACTCCTGTTCCGTTACACGCTGTGCATGATATCCATATAGTCGAATAGCTCTCGTTAGCGAACTCTCCGTAACCTCCGCAGACTTCGCAGTCTATCTCCGTAGGATCCTCTTCCTCTTCCTCTTCTTCTTTGTAGTTGTTCATTTTGTTAATAGTCTCCTCCATTTATAGTAAGTAGTGTAGTGTATTCCTATCTCTCGACACGCTTCCTTCCGAGCCATATTCGGATACGAGTTATAGAGATTATTTACGTCCTTAACTAATTTAATCTTCTGATCATCAGTAAGGTTGTTCGGCTTCTTCTCTAGTTCCTCCGTGTATATTTTCTCTACTCCGAACTCCTCCTCCGATCTTTCTATAGCTTCGATCTCCTCGTCGAGTCTATCGCTTATCCATCTCATAAAGCTAGAGATAGAGGACGCTCGAGTATTAGGCTCTAGATCTAGCATAGTCCTAGCTCCTCCTTTATCATGCGAAGCATTGCTCGATAGTTAGCCTGCTGCTCTAAGTCTTGCTCTACTCGCTTTAGAGAGTAAGTTATCGCGCTCCGATCTCTATTAAATGACGATGCGATATCTCTATCCGCTAGGAATAGATAATCCTTAGCGATTTTATAGCAGAGATTCCTTACCGCTACGACGGAGGCGACTCTAGATGGACCTCTAATTATTTTAGATGGCTTTCCTGTTACGATTGTCGCTGCTCGAATAATTGTGCTCGTTTTTATTAGTTTAGTTTCCATAGTGATTATCCTCTCGGATCGTAATTTTTTAAGTGTCTCCAGATGCCGCATATATTCTTTAAGAGTCCGTATTCGCTACGGAGCTTCTCTTCGTCATAGACGGATGTCTCGATACGTCCAGGCTCTGTAGTAGAGATATAGACGTTCGCTCCGAAGCAGTTATCTAGAGTTCCGAATGCTGCCATAGCGTAGGCCGCGATCTGCGTAGCTTGGAAGTCGAACGGAGTAACCTTTACGCCCTCCTTCGTCTTCTTAGTCTTGAAGTCTATAATGATATTCGAGTTACCGAATTTAGCTAATAGATCTACTCGTCCTGCGTATCCTTCGGCCGTATTAACGACGACACCCTCGCGACTTATATCTACTAGATTTAGAGTCGCTAAGTAGTCCATAGTAGGCTCGACGTATTGCTTTAAGTCTTCGTCGGGTTCGACTCCGTCGAAGGCTGCGTCTATCGCGTCGTGAATCCTCGTTCCTAGAGTAGCCGCTGCGCTAGTCTCCTCGTAGCTACGCGATCTGATTCTACTATAGTAACGCTCGTCGGGTTCGTCCGCGTCTCTAGGAGTTACTAGAGTCGCTTCTATAGCCTTTCCTATCTTCCATCTATCGAGTCCAGGTTTAGCGAGGATTCCGAAGAGGGTAGTAACAGAGGGTAGTAGATTATACTTCCTCGCGTCTCGGAGAGTCGTATTCCGCTCTCCGTCTCCTTTCGACTTCTTCATCGTATAAGCTGGGACTCCGTCCTTCGTATACCAATGAGATCCGTCGAGGTCTATTTTTCTTTCTAGTGTTGCCATGTTTTATAAGAGTTAAGGATGACGTCGGATCGGACGACGTCATCCTCGTGTGTTAGTAGTTTAGAATGGGCAGTTAGCGTCGTCTCCCGCATTCGGATCCCAGACTGGAGGAGCAGAAGCGACTGGAGCTGCGGAAGGTAGAGAAGCGACTGCGGAAGCTACTACAGGAGGAACAACGGGAGCGGAAGGAGCGGAAGGAGCTGCCGACGCTACAGGAGCGGAAGGAGCTACAGAAGCTAATCCGAACTCCGAGATCGGAACGATCTGAGCGGAGTAATCCGCGAGACCAGACTTAGCTGGAGAGATCCGCGTAATCTTCGGATATGTCGTTCCCATTTGAGAGACGACATGTTCGATAGAAACAACAGCTCCCTGTCCTTTCATCGAGCAGTAATCCCATCCGTAGTCGGGGGCCTTTCCTAGCCAAGCGGAGAGGAACTTAAAGAGCGTAGACTTCGGAGATCCGCTAATCTTCATCTCGAAGGTCTGGACCTTATATAAGCGTCCGTCCTGACCCTTAAAGCCGAAGAGGATTCTAGTTACGTCTGTCTCCTCATATTCTTCGCTCTGATACTTCTTTCGAGATACGTTGAACTCGTCCGCGAAGTCTAGACAGGTGACGACGTAGTCGCCAGCAGGAGCTAGTTCTTCGATTGGAAATCCGTTAGAGGATTCTGATTTTGCTGTTAATATAGCCATATTATTTTACTGATGTTTTTTTGTTCTTAGTTATACGAAGCGATAGCTCCGCGAGAGATTAATTCTGCCTCGACCTTCTTCCAGTATTTGATCGTAGCGTCCTTCTTATATCCATTAGGACCGCCGTTGTGGATGCGAGCTATATCCTCGATAGTTACAGGACGACCGAGTCGATCCTCCGTAGCGTAGCGAGACATATAAGCGATAAAGATCTCGATACTAGTATCGCGATCGAAAGCGTCTAAATGATTCCATTCCTCCTTAGCATATTCCGAAGCGTCTTGAACGTAGCAAGCGTGGATCTGGAGACATCCGTAAGCGTCTCCGTTATCTCCGACCGCTAGATCGTTGCCGCTAGATTCTACTGCGATAATCGCGAGGATAAGTGTTATAATATTCATAGTGTTTTTATAGTTTAAGTTAGTCGAAGTGTAGGATGCTTCGCCCCGTAAGAGAGTTAGACGTTAAAGGCCGACTCTGGAAGTCCGCGCTTTAACTTAGCTGCGTGAATTATCTTCTGCTCCTCGTTCCACTCTACTAGAGGAAAAGGAGGAGTCCGTCCTTCGTTAATAGCTTCGAGAGTTCGATCCGCGATCTTATAGTAATAATAAGACGCGACTCCTCCGCTTCGATTCCGAGAGATGTTAGCTTCGGATACTATCTTCTCCTTAATATCCTCGGAGATATCGAGGATAGCTAGAGCTGCGTTAAACTCCTCGAGCCAACCGCTGCCGTATCGTGTTCGTGTTATTTTATAGTTCGACATATTATTAGTGGTTATAGGTTAGAGATTCTAGATGCTCCTCGAGAGCGTAAAGAGCTTCCGCTCTCCACTGATTTAGAGTTAGATGCTCCATCGCGCTTACCATAACGGACGGAGCGTTTAGAGAGGAGTCAGTTTTTAAGTCTACGAAGTAGAAACATCCGTCGCCTCTTCCTCCCGCTATCTCGAGTCCGAGATCCGAGATCTTCGAGTTAATTAAGTTCTTCATAAGTGTAGTATTTAAGATAAAAAAAGGAGAGTCTCTCGCTCCGAAGAGCGAGAGACTCGAGAGGATTAGAAGTTATAGTCGTAGTATTTATACGGCTCGTCGGAGAGAGTTCCGACGCACCCTCTAGTAGTTGCTTTAGTTCCAACGAATCTCCAGTAGCCGTCCTTACGGAGAGACATCTTTTGGATAGAATACTCTTCGCAAGATAAGAAGCTCCACTGCTGTCCGTTAAGTCCGTGACTCGTATGTCCGCAGAATCCTCCTGGAGAGAAGTGATCTTCGTCTTGGTTAATCCGAGTAGAATCGAGAGCGCGGACTTTAGCAGTCTTGCCGCTCTTCGATATCTCTAGGACTTCGTAAGGATCCGTGTCGGTATAAGTAGTGTAGTTTATATATTTCATTCGTATTATTTAGGTTTAGCATCGTCGCGAGGATCGCTTCGATGTTGAGGACTGAGGAGATCGATCCAACCCTCGTCAAGGCCTTTCTCATATTCTTCTCATTTTCTTCTAATAGCTAGTCCTAGCTAGAGGAGGAGAGGATCTTCCGTCCTCGAGCTATCGTCTTTCCTATCTTCGCGTTATTCTTCTTCGCGGAGATATACCAAGCGTCTACTATCCTCCGACGACTATCGCTCTCTACCCAGTCTTCGACGACTCCGTCCTTATAAGTAAAGATGTGTCCTCGAACGTGTAGTATAAATATTCCGCTCGTCGGAAGATCGGCGATGACGCTTCTTACTGTTCGTCCGAGGAACTCGTTAGTCCTCTTCGTCGATAGAGTTAGCTTTAACGCTCTCTCTATTATCGGAATAGGTGTACCCCTATTAAGCTTACGTCCGAGAGCGGCGAAGATCGCTTGTGCTTCATCGAAGTTAAAGCCGCCCGCGTGTTCTAGCGCGTGGACCGCGCAACAGTTCCTGTCATTTTTATTATCAGAGATATTCATAGTGTCGTATTGTCTATGCTTCCGAGTCGGAGACTCGCTTCGCGTTCTCTATTATCTTGTCCCCCCAGTTAGTAGAAGTAAGCGTCATCGCTTTTCCGCTGTTACCTCGGACGAGTTGCCGCGTAACTATATAGGTGATCTTCTCTACTTGCTCTAAGAAGTCCTTGCTGACTCTAGTCTTCTCTTCGCCTAGATCATATTCGTTAGCGATCTCGATCGCTAGTTTCTTTATCGCTTTCCTGTTCGTTATCATGGTCGTGTTTTTCGTGTTTGAGTCGAAGAGATTCCTCGACTTTCAATTACAGCATACCATGACGCTCACATATAGGCAAGGTTATTTTTTTTAGGGCATACGTCCTAGCTTAGTATCTATCCTGCTTCGAGAGCTGTTACGCTCTACTAGTCTTCGTCTTCTACTAAGTAATTCTCGTCGTCATCTTCGTCGTCCCACTCTAGCTCGTAGTCTACAGACTCGGATCGCTTCTCCTCTTTAATCATATCGAGTGCTTCTAGATAGAGAGCTTTCTCTACTAGCATGTTATCTGAGTCATGTAAGACAGAGCCGTCGTCGTATTGAACGACTATAGCGAAGTGAGTAAAGAACTCTCCGAGTGTAGCTTTAGCCTGCTCGAGAGCTTCCTCCGTTGCTCTCGATATATTTAGATCATGCTCGAAATCATGATCCATAATTTAAGATCCTAGATGCGGCTGAGTTCTCGTCTTCTGCATCGCAGCAGATAGTTATTTTCAGAAAGTCGATAGCCTGTTCGCTCGCGTGATTGTCGCTGCCATATTTAAAGCCATCCCTTGAAAGTAGCACGACGATTCCTCCTTCGTTTATTATCCAGTCTGCCTCATTGTCGAATCTGCAGTCGTCAATTACTACGACCTCTGCTCCCTGTTCCTCTGCGACTTCGATCCGTCTTTTCATTGCCCAGAGCCAGATGTTTTTGTCGATCATGTCTCGACCCCATTCCGTTCCGAGAGTCTGCATCAGATATCTCGCGCTCTTTCCTATGCCTTCGATAGGCGACTCCTTCTTTGTCTGATCTACTAAGCTCGAGTTATCTACTCCTATAGCCTTTAGCATTGCTCGCATCGGATCCGCGAAGGATAGAATCTGAATGTCTAGGCCTGGAGAGTCCTGTATAGCTCTAGCTACTGTAGACTTCCCGACTTGTTTCGGACCCGTTAATGCGATTAGCTTCATACAGTTTTAAAGTGACGAGTTAGGAGTCCTTCCGTCTTACTATACTCGAATGCGCTCGCGCCTTTTTGAGATCCTACGAATCCTGCTCCAGCGTGCCAAGCGTCCGTAGCGCAGAGAGCTTCTAAGTATTCGACGACTAGTCCGCTCTGCTCGTCTACGATGACGGGAGCGATCGTCTTCTTGTGGTGAACGTGTCCGCACTTTAGATGTCGATACTTCGTAACGCCCCACTCTCGAGCGAACTCCGCTGCGATTATCATAGACCATTTAGGAGCAGCTATCTTGTCGCCGTGAGCCCATAATAACAAATTGTCGCCCCAGATTAAATGCTTACGAGGATTAGGAGTAGTTTTTATCTCTACGTTATCGCAGTTAGAATAGTAAGCTTTAAGGACGTGTCCTAGCCATAGCTCGGAGTGCGCGGAGTGGTTACCCTCTAGGACGACTATCTCGACTTCTGGTGCTATCCTCGCAGCGATATCGACGCATCTAGTGCAGGCTGCTATAATATAATTAACTATCCTGTGATATCGTCCGTCCGCGTCGAGAGAGTGTCCGCTCGCAGGAGTCTGATTGCTCCGATTATCTACGTGGAGCATATCGCCTCCGAAGACTAGGACACACTTACTAGGATTATTCGCTCGACTAGCTAGAGCTTCCGTAGCTTCGACCATTCTCTCGGCCGCTATATCGCAGTTATAATTGCTATCGAGCGTCTCCGTCTCGTCCGCATACATCCCGACGTGAGCGTCGAAGAGATCGATCTCGAAGAGGATATCGTCTCTAGTCTTCTTATTCGGTTTAGACTTCGAGACTTTAGCTCTTCCTTTAGCCTGCTCGCAGAGTCCGTTTACTACGTCCTCCATTAGCTCGATCGTAGGAAACTGACGACGCCATTCCTGTATGACTTCTCCTTTCGAGTTATACTGAACAGTCGAACTCTTAACTGCTATATGATTCGGGCTAGGAGCGGGAGATCCCCAAGGAACCTTCCCTAGTTTCTCTAGTCGCTTTATCTTATTTCGGATCGTCGATTCGTTCTTTCCTAAGATTTTAGCAGCCTTGCGATAAGATCCTGCTTCTAGATATACGTCTACGGCGAGCTGTTGAGAAGGAGTCATATATTTTTTACTGTTTCGATCGACGTTTAGAGCAGCCGATCTTTAGCTCTCTCTCCTCCTATTTGACCTGCGAGGATCCGAAGTAAAAGCCGACGATCGCTAGAGCCGTCTGACGGATCTCTGGCAAGATGACGAACCCTTGGATGGTGTCCCATTTTACTGCTTTAAAGAATCCGAAGATGCCAGACGTCTCGCGCTGAACGCTTACTCCGATATCCGTAAAAGCGAACACGAACGGAGCGAGGACGATAGCGAATATAACTGCAGCAGTAATAAATCGACGCATATAAATCCCGCCTCGAGCTGCTGCTTTGTCTGCAGAATCATCTGCTACAGTCTGTCTGGCGATCATGCGTTCGAAGAGTCGCGCTTGGCTATCTGCCTGCGCTGCTATCATCTTCATTACGAAGCCGCTTACGCCGCCTCCGAGCATTGCTAGTAGTTCTGGAGTCATAATGTTTTTACTTTTTAAAGATGTGCCACCAAGCGATTGCAAGCGATGCGAGACCTCCGCAGATAAGAGCGAAGATGCTAGCGAGATCGTTCGCGCTCGAGATAGAGGCTGTCATCTGCGCGACTCCTAGAGTCCCCCAGATTTTAAAGTGTTCGATAAGTTGCTCGTTCATGGTAAGTTCTAGCAGTAAATTTGTCCTGCGTTTTCTATAGAGTTATATAGACTTATATCGTCTGCGTAAAGTTCCTCGACTCTCTTTATCTCATCGTCTGTTAAGATAGGCTTCGGGCTGTTGTTACTATTAGAGTCGTTTACTCTAGCGATCTCATCGAGACCTAGATCTCTCGCTATCTCTTTAATATGCTCTGGGAACTTATATAGAGTAGCTCCTTCGACTAGGTATGCGCTCGTAGGTTTAGTATGAAAGCTATAACGATTCCTCTCTATCCTACTGATCTCCTGCGCTGCTGTTCTATCCTCCTGTGCGCAGGCAGATCTAAATCGCTCGACTGGATCTCTTACGGGTATGATCGGACAGTTAGCTTCCTGCGTCTGCGGAACTCGATGCTGGAAGCCTGGAGCATTAGAGAGAAGCATTACCTCCGAGACATCGTCTCTCCCATTAATATAGATAGCTTTAGCGATAGCGGACGATCCGCTTTTACCGATCATCGCGATCTGCTTGTCTCCGAAGATGATGTAGTTATTCCCGCGCTTCACGATTAAGTGGGCTCTGGTAAATCGTAGACTACAGTTAATCCACCGAACGTCGTTCCGTAACCAGTAGCTCCAGCTCGAACGTGGATCTCTGTCGCCGCTACGTTTAAGAAGTGATTAGATCCGACTAGAGTCGGAGGTGTTAGATTATATAAATTGATTGTCGCTAGACTTGTGCAGTCTCTAAATACTGCTGCTTGGAAAGTTTGAGTAACTCCGATCGGACTAGATGGGATATCTATTATCGTAAGTGATGTGCAGTTTCTAAAGCAGGACTCTCCGAGTTCCTCCAGACCATCGTCGTAGTCTCCGAACTCTAGAAGAGTAAGGCTAGCGCATCCCTCGAAAGCGAAACCTCCGATCCCGTAGATAGCATTAGATCTAAATCTCTGTAGGCTGGTGCATCCTCGGAACGCTCCAGTATTAATTTGATAGAAGTCGGCGACATCGAACAGGGCAGTCTCTAAGCTTGTGCATTCAGCAAAGGAATATGTGCCGATAGTATTCATAAGGGATGGGAACGTCGCTCCGATATTAACTAAAGAAGTGCATCCTCTAAAAGAGTCAGTTCCTGTTAGATACATACTGTCTGGGAAGTCGAAGCTAGCTAGACTAGTGCAGTTCTTAAAAGTAGAGTTGCCCGTAAATTCCACTCCGTAAGGTATTTCTAATTTAGCTAGTGAGCTGCAATTTAAAAACAAGTTATCAGATAGATTCTGCGGAGCTGTGATAATAGCCTGCGTTAAGTTTGTCGAACCGCTAAAAGTATTCGCTCCTAAATCCGTTAAGTTAGATCCTGCATATATGCTAGTAAGTAGCAGATCTCCGCTAAATCCACTAGCTCCAGTCGTAGAAGATAAGTCCGCAGTTATTGCGACTCCATTTTCTATCGATGTCGTATATGGGAAAGACGGAGCTGGCTTCGACCATGTTGCATTTCCTCCTATGTCCGAACGTAGGATATATCCGTCCGACGATCTATCTGGTAGAGTTAGAGCGTAACCTATTACGCTATTGCTATTAGCGATCGTTAAACGACCATCGGTTGTGGGTAAAGAATCAGAGAGTGCATCAGTATTACTAAACGATTGTAGAAATTCAGAGGCTTTGACAGATAGAGGAGTAGAACTAGGGATATATCCTGCGAATCCTTCGCCGATAACTTCACCAGTCAAATCGATTCGAGTCTGTAGGACTGTGATAATATCTCCGACAGAATCCGTAAGCTCGATCTCGAAGAATGTCTTAACAGATGTAGCGTCTCCGAGTAGATCATAGATTCCTGCTGTCGATAGAGGAATAGTTCCTCGAACTCCGTCGCCCGCGATGTTTGTGAATGCATCTGTAAACGCGACAGGATTAGCGTATAGACGCCATAGCCATATCTCATTAGTCGTAGCGTCTCCTAATTGTAGAGTCTGTCTATCTACTGTGCTACGAGGAGTAAGATCGGACGAGTCGATCGCTGGGATTGCCTGCGCTCCTACTGCGTCGAATGATACTTTGAAAACAAACGGAGCAAGCTCTACGACTGTGCAACCATTGCCAGTCGCGGATTCGATAGTCGCTTCTAGCTCTGCTGCGCTATGGTTATAATCTAAAGAAAAACCTCCGACTTCGTATGTCCCAGATTCTGGACGAGCGTTTAAGTTCCCTACTCCCATTCGGACTACTGGGTAGTCTTGGATGTTAAGTAGCCCTTCTGTGCCTGTTAGAAACAGGTCGAAGACTAGACTATCTCCAGCGACGAACGGAGAGAACTTCTTACTGCGTAAGTCGTCAGCTGCTCTGCATCGCGAATTAGTCAGCGTTTCAGAGTCAAAGTTTATGAATAGATTTTGTCCCATTTAAAATAACTCTACTGTCAATTACTCCTGCCATTCTTCATGCTTTCGGACGTGTTCGATAACATCGTCGAAAGTCTGATCGAGATCGATAGGAGGCTCCCATCCTGCTGCGTATATCTCGCTACTATCTAGAGCATAGCGTAGATCGTGTCCTGCTCTCGTCTTGTGGAAGTCTACGAACTCGTATCTAAGCTCCTCCCCCATTCGATCCGCGATCTTCTGCGCTAGTTCTAGATTCGTAATCTCCTCGAGTCCTGCGATATTAAACTTAGTCATGCGAGTATCCTCTCCGTAGGAAGCGAAGTCGATGTCCTCTAGCATAAAGAGCCAAGCGTCCGCTAGATTCCTACAGTCGATATACATCCTCGATCCTACTTTATCTGGCTGTCCGTGGACCGTAACGATCTCTCCCTTATGAACTCTAGAGACGATCTTAGGAAGATACTTCTCTGCGTCTTGCATCGTTCCGATCATATTCATACAGTGCGTTATCGCGATCGGAGTTCCGTATGTCCGCCAGTAAGCGAAGCAGAGAGCGTCCTGAGCTGCTTTAGAAGCAGCGTAAGGATTAGACGGAGCGATAACGTCCCACTCGTGATGGCAGTGATCTCCGTAAGCGGATCCGAAGACTTCGTCCGTAGAGCAGTGGATAAACTTCTCTAGACTAGGAAGCTCTCGAGCATACTGTAGGATGTTTCCTATTAGTCGAGTGTTCGACTCCCAGACGTAGATCGGATCCTCGATCGATGTGTCTACGTGAGAGATCGACGCGCAGTTAATAATGTAGTCGATATCTCCGATACGAGCCGCAGTTCGCTTCGAGATAGGAGCGTTTAGATCGTGACAGATCATCGAGTATCGAGGATCCGCAGAGATCCGCTCTGCGTCTCCCATGTGTCTAAAGGAGTCGAGTCCGACGACTTCCCATTCTGTATTCTCCAGGATCCATTTAGCCGTATGAGATCCGACGAATCCTGCGCTGCCTGTTATTAGTAGTCTCTTCATATAAATTTATGGAACGGAACTCTCCTATAGCGGAGATGTCCTTTAGTCTCTCCCTCTGGTTCGTGATAGCTCTTTAGAGTAGTAAGTCCTCCTTCTGCCTTGTCGTCTCTAACGACGTGATCGCAGACTGTGTGCGTAATACAACAGAAGCGGAGTCCTTCTGGATGCCACTTGTGCCAGTTAAGATATAGATCTTGCGTTCCTCCTCCGTCGTATCCGTCGAAGTGCGCTAGATTCGCTGCTGTCTTGCTCATTAGAGTGCAGCCGAGACCAGTCCAGTCCGTCTCGATGACTGCTCCTCGACCTGTTCCGACATGACTGTTATCGAGCCAGCCTCTACGGCGCCACTTCTTCGCGTTAAGCTCGAAGACGTTTCCGCTAGGAGGACACTTCTTAATTAACTCGAGGATCCTTCCCATCCTCTTCTGCTCCTTCTCGATAGACTCTCGCTCGATATCCTTATCGTTTAACCTCTCCTCGCATCGATCTAGTAGTAGCTTTAGCTTACTAGGAAGGGTCCTCTCCTCTGGTAGATAGTCCTCCGCGATCGGATGACGATAGCTTCCGTAGCCGCCTAGGAAGCTTCCTCCTCCCTGCGAAGGGTAAGTAACGAAAGCGACATCGTAGTAGCCTCTATCGAAGCGTAGCATATCTAGAGAGACAGATAGAGCGTTATGAGGAACGAGGACATCCGCTTCGACGCTCCAGAGAAAGTCGCAGCCCCAGCGACGAGCAGCGTCGAATCCTGTAGACTGAAGAGAAGCGATAAGTATCTGTCTATCCTTCTTATAGTGTTCTCCGCTCTCCTCCATATCGATAGCTA